GAAGAACGAGAAGAACTTGACCCAAGCGAATATGTGGATATCGGATGCGGTCGACGTCGATATGTAGGTGATGAAATATGATCCAGGAACTACACGCAGAAATCGATAATTGGCGAGCTGAGTATATGCATCTTGGCCGAGAGATGGGGCAGATTATCAATGAACAACAAGATATTATTTTGAAACTACAAAACGAAAACAGACGTATAAAACGTGAGAATTGGAACCTTAAGAAGACGAAAGGAAGAAAGAAATGACTAAAACCGTTAAGATGACACGATAGCAGAATAATAAATACTAATAAACAACAAACTCATCCTTATAGATAATAAGGGAATTACAGAGTTTTTAAAGGAGGAGGAAAATGGCAAGTTTAACTTTCCCAGAGTTGCAACAAAAAATGCAATTAGAAAAAAAGAAATCAAAAGATGTAAAGTACGCATTTAGAAATGCCGAGGACATCTATACAACTTTCAAAGAGCTAAAAAGCGATTGGTCTGTAATCGTAACTGATGAACTCGTTGAGCTTGTTGGAAAAATCTTTGTAAAAGCAACAGCCGTAGCTTTTAATGACGAGAGAGACGAGAGGTACCAATCAACAGCGTATGCTGAAATGAGTCCAGTTCCAGTATTTAATACCCAAAAAGGACAGATTAAACAAATGCAAGATCCGCAATGGACAGGCGCAGTCAGCTCATACGCTCGAAAATATGCCTTACAGGGGTTGTTTGCGATTGGTGAAAAAGATATTGATGAGTATCCAGTAGAAGAAAGCCAAGAACAAGGGCAGAATAATCAGCAACAGAAACCAAACAACCAGCAAGCTCAAGAACAAAACCAAGTAAGGTACATTGACAACATTCAGTATCAAGAAATCATCAAGAACGTTGAAGAAATTGCGACGATTAAGGGAGCGCCATTTGATACAGTTGCAAATTTTGTATTGAGCAAGTATCAAATAGACGATTTCCACAAAGTGCCAGTTGATGGCTATAACATAGTGATGGACTATCTCACTAAACAAATTCAAAAAGCATACGAAAAACAAGGAGTATAAGACGTGGCAAAAGATGTAACTAATAGCTTGACAGAAATTAAGGTAGATTTCCAACCTGCAGTAATCAATGTTGATTATGATAGCGTGGAGAAACAACTTGCAGCAATCGTTGCACAGTATACAGATTATGAGGTGACAGCATCCACTTATAAGATTGATTATGATGAGCGTACACGCCTTAATAAATTAAAAGAGGCATTAGAAATTCGGCGTAAGGAAATCAAAAATAACATCAATAATCCATACAAGGAATTTGAGAAGTGGTACAAGAAAACAGTTGAGCCATTGGATAATGTTATCTCAAACATCACAGCAGGACTTAATGCGATTGATGAACATGAACGATTGATGCGCGTGGATGTCGTTCGTGCCACATTTGAAGATAAGTGTATGGTAGCAGGGATTGAAAAATCCACATTTGCTGACAAATACGATGAGTACAGCCTTAAGAAACATTTTAAAACAGGCAAGTATGAGCTGAAAAAGACAACACTTGATGAAATGGATGCCTTGGTGCTTTCAGAATTTGATGCCCTGGAAGAACATAAGGCTAACAAGCAAGCTATCCAAGAGCAAGCTCAAGAGTACAATTTGCCAGCTGATAGCTATATCAGACATCTTGAAGATGGTAAGAGTCTTGTTGATATTTTCAAGATGATGAAAACTGATCGTGATGCTGAGATTGCACGCAAAGAGCAGAAAGAGGCTCAAGAAAAAGCAGAAGCTGAACGACTTGAAGAAATTGCTCAATTGGCCAAGGAAAATGCAAATGCGCATATCAAGGCTTACGATGCTGAAACAGGCGAGATTTTGGAGCAGGGTCCAATTACACCAGAACCTCAAAACAATGCGCGAGAGGTGGCAAAATTTGAACCTAGCGAGCCTTTAACAATTGACTTTCGTTTGACATTGCATGGTGGGAAATCTCAGCTTAATCAGTTGCAAGAATGGCTTGAGGATAACTTTATCAGCTTTGAAATTTTGGAGGGTTAGGTGGAATTTAGAAAGTATCAACTTATTTTAGAGTTTGAGGAGGCTAACAGGCCTCTCTCACAAATTGAAAAGAAAAGCCTTGCTATTTACTCTATCGAGTATTTAAAAGCGGGGCTAGATAGCTTAGAACGTGAATATTTCAGTAAGAGGTATGCTCGATGAAATTTAATGAACTGATTGAAAATGTAAAAGGTTGGTCAACAGAAAGGAGTCAGATCTATGAGATGTTTTTATGTCAGTGGTAAAATTGCAGATCTTGATTTGGGGTCAGAAATCAATGCAGAAAATTCATTTATGGCCGCTATTGAGTTTGTGAAACGATACACCGACTTATTAAAGTTTGGTGCGCATGAAATAAAGGTATCAGAAGTAGAGGAGGTACAAAATGATAAATAATGTTGTTTTAGTAGGGCGGCTTACAAGAGATGCCGAACTGAGATACACGCAATCTAATATTGCGGTTGCTACATTTACTCTTGCTGTAAATCGTCCGTTTAAGAACGAGGCTGGAGAGCGTGATGCTGATTTTATCAATTGCGTTATCTGGAGACAGTCAGCTGAAAATCTTGCTAATTGGGCTAAAAAAGGCTCATTGATTGGTATCACAGGAGTAATTCAAACACGTAGCTATGATAATCAACAAGGCCAACGTGTTTATGTCACAGAGGTTGTTGCTAGTAATTTTCAACTGTTGGAAAGCCGTAACAGTCAGCAAAACAATCAAGGCCATCAAGATCATCATGGCGGTTATCAGCAACAGGGTTACAGCAACCAGGGCAGTTCTTTCCAAAACGGAAATAACACAGGGAACAATTTCCAAAATGGAAATAGTTACGGGCAACAAGGTAGTTTCTTTGAGGGGAACACAACAAATCCAGTTCCTGATTTCACCCGAGACAATAAGCCATTTGGCAGACCCACAAATCCATTGGATATCAGTGATGATGATTCGCCATTTTAATGTTTGATAGATTGGAAAAATATGACTGAATTAGTAAAAGTAGACGTGCAGTGTCCGTTTTGTGGGGAATGTTATCACAGAATGGTTAAGATTAAACCTTCATCAATTCGTTGTAGAGCGTGCAGCAAGTTTCTGCATTTGAAATGGACAGGTAACACACCAACAAGCACGAATAAAGCAGGTTTCGGGCGGTTAGCGTACGATCCGTATAACAACAATGAGGAGATTATGGAACTGAATGAGGTGTTCGCAAAGACATGAAAGAACGATTGATTTTGAAATTTGAGTTGAACAGGAAGCAGATGATCAACGCAAACGACAGACCTCACTTTCATCAAAAAGCTAAAATAACTAAGTTCTTACGGCAGTTAGCCGAATATGAGGGCAACAATGTACTAAGAGATTACTTTGGATTGCCTTACAGCGAGGACAAGCCTTGCAAGGTTAAGGTTCGGATATATCCTCCGACAAATCGGAAATACGACCCGCCGAACTGGTCGCCTACAAGCAAGGCTTTGTTTGATGGATTAACAGACGCTAAGATTTGGACAGATGATAATTATAATGTGATAGTATCTACTGAGTTTATGCACGGTGGCAAGTCTGGAAATAAGAATTACAGGATTGAGCTGGAGATTTACGAGTATCACGAGATATTGCAGAGGATAGTGGATGGGATTTGATAGGAGGTAAGAAATATGGTTGGAGTAACCTATCAGGAAATTCATCTCTTTGTTGAATTTTTAAAAGAGCAGTATGGCCAAGGTCGTCCAGACTATATTGAAGCCCTGAACGACTTAGACGGTCTGGTGGAAGTCTCCTACAGAGAAGCTATTGAAAGATTTTTAGAAGATGAAATATGATAAACAGACCGTCATTGACGGACTGAAACGCACAATCGAGCAAAACGAAAAGAAGATAATCGAGTATTCGAAACTGTGCGATTCACTGAAGAAACGCATTAGAGCGCTGGAGCGTGATTTATTGAAGAAAAAGAATAAAGAATTAAGAAAGTGGAGGAGTTGGAAGATGATGGAAGATTTAAAGCAAAAAGTTAATGCAGTATACAACTGGACGGTAGAAGATGGGAAGCCCAAACCTCCCAAGCAAGATTTACCACAAGCAGTGAAAGACCGGGTGGACTATTTTTTGGAAATGGCAGAAGATGGTATGACGTTTATGGGAGCGATGGAATGCATCTTCGCTGATGAAAAGCCTACAGACTATGATTTGGGAGCTACTAAGGGTTGGTTGCCAAAATCTAAGGAGTTTGATGATTGGGTTGGCTATACGCCAAGCGTGTCTCAGTTAGTTATTGCAGTTTATTTGATCTATGGGGGAAGCGAAGATGAATAAGCAAGAATTGATTAAAGAATTTAGAGAAATTGGGATTTATGGTTTGAATATGTTTGGAACTGTAGTCAAAGGCATTCCGACCGAAACTGCAATTGATCTAATCAAACAACTAGACGAACCCCGAAAAGTCAAAGTAAAGCAGTTTGTGGCGGATTGGTATGAGAGAAATGAAAATGATTTAGACTATAAGATTTGGGATTACATCTATAATTGGGAGGATCAAGAAGAATCCGAATTCAAAAACTGGTTTAATTGTTCAAAAAAAGCATTTCAAACCCTCGTCAACATGCACCAGTTCGGCTACGAGGTCGAGAAAGAGAAGCAGTATTTGGTCAAGATTAAAGCAACAAAACACTACCTTGTAAAAGATGGAAATGGGAAAATATTTTTTTCTCTAGCATTCAAAGGCTATTTTACAAAAAAAGAACTGGAAGAAGCGGATTTCGGCTGGGTATTCGATTGCCCAGGTATTGAGATTGAGGAGGTGGAGTGATGATAATATCATCTGAAGAATGGTTAAAATTTATAAAAGATGGACAAAAATATGCCTTGGAGAAAATTGAAGAAATTTTTCCAAATGAAGACGAGGAGTTGGAGTGATGGAAGACAGTGTTTGGCTAGGCTGGATTGCCGAGGTTATGGCAACTAAGCCTGTTGACAATGAATTGATAGAAAGCCGCCGTGGCCAAGAAGTGGTTGATTTGCTATTAGATTTAGAAAGAAATGATTTTAATTGGCATAGAGGAGATGCAGATGTTTTTTGGATAGATGCCCAGATGTGTATCAAGTACAAACTTTCCAATGCAGAGATTAAATTTTTAGCTAAACAACAACCAGGCGTTGTAAATTATAAGAAACACGCAAAAGAAAGAAATGCCTATTCAGAGATGATGAGAGGGTTGGAGAAGTTAAAAGAGTTGAACTTTCCAGAAATCTACAATCATTCCCTTTCTCCTGATGATGAAAAGAGGAGATTTGAAGAAGAAATGGCAGTTGAACAAAACTATCTTTCACCTTACCAAAAATTAGACGAAGTTCAAAAACGATTTTATGAAAATCAATTTTTATTTGGCAAAAAAGTGATGGAATCTGCAATGAAAATTGTATCAAGTGAAAAGAAAATAGGTGTTGATAATTTCTTCAACATTGGAAGTCATCGAATTAAATTCACTGTCGAGGAGGTCATAGATTGAAACGACCAAACAGATACCCGTACACTAAAAATCAATGGGTTGAAGAAACTGTTAATCACTATACATATAAAAGCGATATTTGCTATACAAGTCACATTTTAGAAAATAGACTCACTGGAGAAATTAAGAGCAAGGAGGTGCAGTGATGTCGTTTTACGGTGGAACCTATATCGATTACTGTAAATATTGCGACGACAAATATAGTGGAATTTTTAAATTAAAAAAACATGAAGATGCTATTAAAGGATTCCATAGATGGTTGAAAGAACACGGAAGAGAGGTCGCATATTGAAACGATTCATAGCTATCTGGATTCTGCTATCAGCTGGATTGAACATCTGGCAGATGGACAGGATTCGAGATTTAGAAGAAAAGAAGCCGATGGTTATCTACAAGGCGGATAACGCAGGCGCTGAGATATTTGGTAAGGTCGTCGAAAAAGGACGACATGGCAAGTTGTATACTGTGACTATCAGAGATTATGGGATTTTTGTAGTCACTAGAGAGCAGTGGGATAAAGTTAAAGTTGGAGATGAGGTGATGTTATGACGTTCGTGGAGCACAATAACCGTGAGAAAGCCAATAAATTTGCCGAGTATGTGACAGGTAAGTCGTTGCGTGAATACTTAGCTCAAAAAGTTAAACAATATTGCGGTGAGAATGTATCTGTATTTGATGGTGCGGCAGGCTCTGGGCAACTGGAACAATTTATCAGTATGGCTGATTTTCATGCGGTAGAAATTCAGCAGGAAAGTTGTGAAGCATTGAAGACAAATTTCCCTCATGCAATCGTACATAATCAGAGTTTCTTTACATACCAGTCAGATATACAAGTGGATGCAATTGCAATGAATCCGCCTTACTCTCTGAAATTGAAAGATTTACCAGAAGAAGACCAACAGGCCATCAAAGAACTGTATCCGTGGAAAAAATCTGGTGTTGTTGATGATATTTTTCTGTTGAAGTCACTAACTTACACAAAACGATACGGATTCTATATCATGTTCCCTGGTATTGCTTACCGTCAGTCTGAGAAGAAAATGAGAGAGCTGGTAGGGAATAACCTTGTTGAATTGAATGAGATTCAAAATGGATTTGAAGACACATCTATCAACGTGATTTTCTTAGTCATTGACAAAGAAAAAAATACTCCTGATATTTCAAAAGAAATTTATGACTGTAAGACCCAAAAGATTGAATACCAAGAATCTGATACATTGGATACGGATTTTAGATGGGTTGCGCCAAGCAAGCCTGTAGAGAAGGAAGAAATAGACATTGACCAAGTAAATGCGGAACTAGACCAAATGGCAATCGACCACCTTGAAAAACATTTAGCTAGTCAATTGATGTTGATTCAGTTTTTCAACGCAGATATTGATTTAAAATCTTTCATAACGAAATGCCACAAGGTCTTAGACGATTATTTACTAGCTTATAATTTCGCAGTAGGATTAGAATGAAACCAGATAAGATAACAACGCACGGATTGCTAGAAGTTTGTGACTTAATTCCAGGTAAGCGTGGTAAAGTTAGCGAAGGTGCATATTATATTTATGGAGCCGGAAAAAGCACAAAAGGTACGACAGATAAATTCAATTGTGAGAGCGACACAATCCGCTTGACTCGTAAGGGTACGGTTGGTGCTGTTTATTTTCATCGAGATCCATTTTGGATGGACGATGATAGCTTCAGAATTGAGCCAAAAGAAATGCTAGATAAGCGATATTTATTTCATTGGCTGTTGATGAAGCGTGAAGAAATAGGACGTTGTGCAGACGGAGATAATCAACCAGGCTTATCATTAGCTAGATTGTCCAAGATAAAGATTGACGTCCCTGATATGGAATATCAGTTAAAGGTTGTTAAGTTGTTAGATGAAATGAGTGCAGATTTGGAATTTTTTATAGACAATATCAAACAAACAAAAATAAACCAAAGCAAGGTTTTGAGTTACTACAATGAAAAAATCGGAACGGCTTTAGAAAGAGAATCAAATGAACAATAAGTTAGGTTGTGAAGATTGTGGAAAGTTTTTCTTTTTGAAAGACAAGTTGAATTATGATTGTGTATTTCAAAATGGCATTTGTAGTGAATGCTTGGTCGAAAGAATAGAAAGGGGAATTGAATGGTAGTTAACGGTAAATGGATTGATGGCACTTTCGTAAAAGAGGAGGATTTGTCGAATGAAACTAAGATTTAGAGCATGGCTGAAGAAAAAGCAAGAAATGGATAATGAAATTGACCACATCAGTTGGCTAGAAGATGAACTATACTGTATTGGAGATGGAATTACTTACATGGTTTCAGCGGAAGATTTAGTCCTCATGCAATCAACAGCTATGGTTGATAGGGGTGGCAGGATTATCTTTGAAGGCGACATAGTCAAAATGGCTAAAGATGTTTATTCTGAACCGACTTATTACGAGGTTGTAAGACATAGAGGAGGAGCATATCGTCTTGAATCTAAGCAACACGGATGTGAATTGTGGTTACGACATACTGATTGCGAGGTCGTGGGAAATGTATATGAAAACAGAGAGCTTTTGGAGGATAAGAAATGTACCCAGAAATAATTGACAACGTAAACAAACCAAGCCACTACCAAGGAAGATTTGGCATGGAATCTATCGATGCCTTAAGGAA